CCTCCGACTACACCTCCTGATTTGCTAGAACCAGACCATGAGCGTGAGCAGTTGGCAATGGCTCGTAAAGAGGCTCAATGATGTTTGGCATACCATTACCTTGGGTTTTGGTGGTTCTTTGTATAACCTTATTTGGAACTTACAGAGGTGGATACCACTTTGGTTGGTCAGACAGGGATAAAGAGATGCAGATTGAGATTGCTCGCAAGAATCAGGAATCTCGTCAAACTGAACAGAAACTTAACGAACAACTAAACACTACTGCTAGTAAACTTTTGGAGGTTAACAATGTTGTCACTCAGAAACAGTCTGCTCTTGATCGTGCTATTAGGGATGGCAGGGTGCGGCTCAACACCTCAAGTTGTGTACAAGCCCCCACAAGTACCCCCGTTGCCACCACAGATACAAAAGCAACCAGTGAACCTGACAGACCGACTGACACAGCTTCTGATGCCGAAAGAGCAACCCTTGCCGCCATCGCAGAAATAGTGGCACAGGGAGATCGGAATACTGCTGCACTCAATGCGTGTGTGGATTCGTACAATCAGATGAGAGATTTGCTAAATGGTAACAAGTGAACAACTTAAACAGCTTCATATCGGCCCTGAGTGGTTGGATGGTTTAAATGCCACTTTTGAGCGTTTTGACATTATGAATCCCCTTAGAAAAGCGGCTTTCATTGGTCAATGTGGGCATGAGTGTGGGAACTTCAAAATACTTGAGGAAAACCTGAACTATCGTGCAGAGGCTTTACAGAAGTTATGGCCTAGAAGGTTTGATGCTACCAAAGCACAGATGTGCGCTCGCAATCCTAAGGCTATTGCCAATACTGTTTACAGCTCACGTATGGGAAACAGGGATGAGGCTTCTGGTGATGGCTATCGGTTTAGAGGTCGTGGGTGTATCCAATTGACAGGACACGCCAATTATTACCATGCTGGTCAGGCTTTAGGGGTGGATTTTGTGATGAATCCTGATCTTGTGGCAACCCCAATGTATGCTGCACTCACTGCGGGATGGTTCTGGGACACCCATAAGCTAAACCAATACGCTGATACCAAAGACTATAAGACCATGACCAAAAAGATCAACGGGGGATTTATTGGTTTGGCAGACAGAGAAAAGCACATTGCCCATGCTCTCTCTGTCCTTGGTTAACCTTTCATGTTCCTTACGAAAGCAGCGAAACTCTGTGCAGTATCACCAAATGACTTCATTAAACTGAATTCATGGGCAACCTCATCTAAAGTCTTGTTGCGTACTGGACAGTTCCTTCCTTGAACACAATCGTATGTGCAGCAGTCCATTCCACTAGATTTGTTTGCTCGCAATATCTGCTTTCCAAGGTTACTGTTTTGTTCAACCATGTTAAAGGCTTCGTCCTCTTCTTTTGTCCATTGAGTCATGTGTTCTTCTCCTTGAGTTGATAGTCTTTAAAAACAGTTCCTTTGCTTGCATCACCTTTCCAACATTCACTCACCCAACCGCGCTTTCCTGATTTGTAAGTGCGCCAATGTCCACGCACTTGATGGCGGCGTGGCGTTGCGTGTGTACCACCTTGCGGGTCATTCTTTTGTTTTGGCGGCTCTATCACTACGGTGTGCCAATCAAATGTCAAGGCTGGTTTTCCTTTTGACTGGCGCTTTTGGTTGATGAATGTGCGTTGGGGTGTAGGTTTGTAGCCCTCAGACTGCATGGCCAACTTGGTCACCACAGCAAGCACCATGCGATGCACTGGCTTGATGTCCTCTAGGGTGATTTCTTCACCTTTGCGGTAAACCTTAAAGCCATCTGGCGTTACGATGTATGCGTATGGCGCAAAGTATTTGCCACCATGCCACATTGAACACCCTCCAACGGCAACAGAACCATCACCCTTTGTAAGCCACAGGGCAAAATCTTTTCCGCCTGTGTCAAGTCCAACAATGCCAGTTCTTTTTGATGGCAAGTTCATTAAGGAATCAGCAGGAACTTTCATTGCGGGAGTTGTATTCATCTGACCAACATCAAACCACAGTGCTGTTTCTGGCTCTGGCGCGAACTTAACGGCTTTACAAACTAATGGAGTCATTGTGGTTTCTCCTCGTCTGCAAAATCCATTTCTTGCGGATGCAATATATCGTCATGCACAATGACCCCGTGTTCGTTTGCCAACAAAAACCTGCCGCACACTACGCAGTAATAGCCATCACTCATGTGTTCTTCTCCTTGAGTTTGGCCTCAACAGCTCTGGCAAAATCCTTGTAGAAGTACATTGGGTTCATTTGAAGATGAATTTGCTCATATTCAGCATCTGTCAGACCAACCCAAGGGCGCTTCTTTTTCCCGTCAAATAAGCCATCTATGTAAGCATATGCCATGCTTTGTATCTCTTTTCTCTCTTTACTCATTTCTTCTCCTGCAAAGAGATAGGCATATAGATGCAAGCCTTGTCCTTGCTGTTGACGCAAGAAACATGAACAACATCCCTTAAACCAAAGCGTTTACAGTTCTTACACTTAGAGTCAGGCTCTTTTGGCAAACAACCAATGATCTTAAAACCGATCATTTGACCCTCCTGAATTCAACCTTCTCTGGTGGAGGAGGAATCATCTTTTCTGAGGGTGGAGTCCAACCATGCTTTCTCCAAAGTGCCTGGACATCAGACCCTGACTCCCACTTGAAATCCTTGGTCGGAATAGAGGGATAACTGATCTTTGAATGTGGAGGAAGTGTCATTTTGTCACCCGCATAATTCTTTGTTTTCTACCTGAACGACCATTGCGTGTACCAGTAATCTCAATGAATCCCTTGTCTAACAAAGCACGATAACGAGCTGTTATGGAGGAATATGGGTATTGGGGATACATCTCTAGCACCTGATCAGAAATACACCCATCTGGGAAGCTCTTAATGGCCTCATAGACGAGTTGTTCTATCTTGGTGGTGTCAATGGCTTGGGATGCCTCATGGCTCGTTACAGGGTCTTCTTTGCGTACCAACTTAAATGCTGGTGTACCAAAGAATCTGTCCATTGACTGCTTCATGTTGTTAAAAATATCATTCATCATTGACTCCTATTAGGTGAGGCTACTCGCTGCGTCTGTGCGTAATCAGAGGCTTTTGATCGCAACTGGCACAGCATCCGCTTTCGCCTCGTAAACTTACTCAAAAGGGCAGGTCTTCATCTGCAAAACTAGCCTTCTTAGGGGCTTGCTTGGGTTGGTACTCTTCTTTGGGTGATACTGCTAGACCCATGAATTTGCCTGATTTACCTTCTTTAATCCAAGCAGATAGCCAGTAGTCCTGACCATTTACTGTGATATTTCCTTTGTAATCAGGGTGGTTTCCTGTTTCTTTCTTATCGTTTTTGAACAAAACGCCAGAGTTATCTTTCTTTTCCATTACATTTCCTTCGCTTTCTTTAACGCACTTCTTACTTTACTTGGAAGGAGTGTCCATAGGGCAATCTTTTGTTGATCGTCTAGGTTCTCTCCCTCTAACTTAACCCAAGCTGCCTTGGGATCACCTTGCTCACAAGTGGCAATCAGTTCAACTGCCATCTCTTGTAAGTACTGTAATTCTTCTGGAGGAATATCATCTGTTGCACCCTGAGTAGGTGTGATAACTACTGATCTGCCCTCTTCTGGAAGGTCTTCTCCCGCATAAATGTAGAGTCCCAAGCCATGCAGACTCAGGGCTTTTGTCATACAACGCATGATGGCAGTATTGACTGCAAAAGCATCAGGATTAGGGATTGCCTTGTTTCTGTAGTCCATCACAGGAAGTTGACAGGTCATTGGTTTGCCAAACATGGTGGCAGTAACAAACACCATTGCCGTACCATTGATATCCATGAAACACTTGTCTCCAAACATCTCTACCTTGTAGGAAGCAGTAGGATCGGCTTTGAGAGCCTCTGCCCATGCCCAAGCCCATGACAGATAGGTAAGGTTGTTTTTCTTCTCTGTATGAGAATTAACATCTTTTTTAAGTAACGCTTCTATTGACATATTCACTCCTTTAAAAATTATCGTTTAACTCTTGATCAATGATTTGTGTTTGTTGGTCAAGGTCTAAATCCTTGAACTCGATAAAGTCTGCTTCTTGGCAGCAAACTATTCTGTTTCCCTTGATTGTCAGACAATAAGGACAGTATTTAATGTCAGAAAACTCTTCCAAATAGGTCTGAAATAGTGATTTCATGTTAGTGGAGACTGTCGTAAGCCATTTCCCAAAGAACATCAGCCGCCAGATCGGAGAGTCTAATTAACTCATCGTCTGTCAATGGTGTTCCATCTTCGTAGCATCCACCTGAAAAGTAAGCATCAGAGAAGTCTGGATAATCTCTGCTATCTACCCCATCTACTTCTAGGTCTATGACCTTTTTTCCATTAAGAATCGGCATTATTCGCCCCTTGCTTTGAGCATGGCATCGGCTTGTTGATAAGCTGATTCAGCAATTTCATAAATGGTTGAAAAATCACAATCTTCATTGTGAAGAATTGCGTCCTCAATTCTCAATGAGTGCATAGCTTTAGCCGCAAAGTAGTCACGCAATGTCATGCCATTCCGCTGAGGCAAATGCCCCTCATATTCGCAAGGAAACGCTGGTTGGTTTTTCATATTCACTCCTATTTGTTTATCAAAGATGTCCGTTTTTGCAATTCGTCCCTGCATGACCCCTAATGGAATCAGTTGGCTCAAGTTTCGATGGCATTGCAACTTTTTAGCATGATGGACTTCACACAGGTACTTAGCCAACGCCTTTAATGTGCCACAGGTTTTACAACTATTTAATAGGGGTTTTCCCTACTTACGCAAAGTTTTTTCTATGCTAATCTGAAAAGACTTGTCCTATTAGTAAATAGTCCTTCTACCTACTTCCTTCTTCTTATGCACGTTGAAATACTTGAACAAAGATGCGCTGAAGCCTTGCTTGGGTACTCTCAAACAATGGCAGATGCTTATACAACCGAACCAGAGGACTTAGATGCTTCTATTACTGCTTTGCTTGGCAGAACGCTAGAACTACATCTAAACCGCCAAATCAATTTGGAGAACCTTTTCAAATGACTCAAGCCATGATCATTAAAGCTCTACAGAATGGGCCACTTACTTCACAAGAAGTCTGTGATTTAACAGGGATGCCTAAATCCTCTGTATTGTCCACAGCTAAGAAGTTGAGATACAAAGGTGAGTTAACCACAGAAGAGGTCAAGGTTGGTCGCTACAGAGTTGCCAGGTACACCCTTGCTGACCACTTGATTGAGAGTAAGCCAAAAGACGAAACTCGCTGCTTACTAAACCCTTTTGACATCAGGAACGCCAAGGGTATCTTTAGTAAAGCAGAGTATGCGGTGATGAACGCACAAGCTAAACGATTGCTTGGTAGACCAAAACCTGCAAAAGAGATCACAAATAATCAATTTATTTAAAAAAACTTCTTGACATCTCTTTGTTTTGTGTATAATCCAACTTGTCTGAGTGGCATCAGGCGATGAAAAGAATTGAGAACCCCATAGATTCCTGTGTGGTCTTGCCTGACAACAGGCGAACTTTTGATTCTTTTCAATCGTTTGTTGTTGCTCTCGCCAAGAGCCAAGACCACAGAGTGATTTATGGGGTTTTTGCTTTTGGGGACTGTAAGGATTGCAGACCAAAGTTAGCTGCAAGTAAAGTAGGACTCAGAACCTAGCCATTAGAGACTGGACACAGGTAGACCGCTCGTAAGGCCGCCGTAACTGTGTTGAGAGGCAACGGGGGAACTATCCCAAGCCAAGCCCACATGAGTGACCC